GCATTACCGTTAAAAGTTTGTTGAATGGCTTCAATAGCGAAGTTAGTATGACGACGATAAACTACTTTGAAAAAGGTAATTTGAGGATTACCAGTTAAATAAACATCCTGAGCACCATAAGCAACTAATTGAAGAAGACCACCACCCATTTACGCTATATTCTTTATACTATTAGAGGAGAAAAAAATATAGATTATATGACACAAAAATAAATTTTATTATATAAACCTTAATATTTATAATTCAAATATAATGATGTTTAAAGAGAAGTCATCTAAAAAAAAAATAACGACAGATATAAATGAAACAGTTACATTGGATGCAATGCATAATAATATGATAAAGGATTTTGAAAGGAGCGATAAGGAAAAAATATATTATATTAAAAAATTAAATTATTGCGAAGAAAAGAAAAGCGAGATATTAAGGCAAATTAATAGTACAACTAATAAAGAAATTAATAGTAAATTATGGTTTAGTAATATAGAGTTAAATGAAGAAATTATAGATATTAAAGGAAAATTAAATGAACTTAATAATTTAGATGAAATAGAATATTATAAACATACAAGTGATATATTATTTCAATATTATGATACTGTAAATAAACAATCAGATATTAACCAAAATATTAATTTTATTAAGGAAACATGTAATAAACCAAAAACATATAAAAAAGATTCCAAAAAAAAACGTAATAATAATATTAATTATAATACTAAAAATGTCTTAGAGGCTCTCAATAATATAGATAGTAAAAATACATTGATAGAAAATAAATCTATTATTAGCGATAAATGCGAAATTAATGAGAACGAAAAAAGCGATAGTGACAATGATAATAATAGCAAAATATGCGATAAAAGTACGTTAGTTGATAAATATATGGCTATAATTAATAATAGATATGTAAGAACTGTTGAAGAGGAAAATATAGAAATATGTAAAATATGTAAAAATAATATGACATGTCTTCAGTATGATGCTATAATAGTGTGTAATATATGCGGATATCAAGAATTATTATTAGTAGAACAAAATAGACCAATATTAAAACAGAATACTAAGGATACATCACATTTTTGCTATAAGAGAATTAATCATTTTAGAGAATGGTGTAATCAGGTTCAGGGAAAAGAAAGTACTGATATACCAGATGATATATTCGAAAAAATTCTAACGGAAATTAAGAAAGAAAAAATTACAGATTTGAAAAAAATAACTTACTTAAAAATGAGGGATATTCTTAAAAGATTAAGAATTAATAAATATTATGAACATATTAATTATATTATAAATAGAATTAATGGAATACCTACACCACAATTTAGTCCCGAATTAGAAGATAAACTGTGTAATATGTTTAGAAGTATTCAAGCGCCATTTCTTAAACATTGTCCAAAAGATAGAAAGAATTTCTTATCATATAGTTATGTACTTTATAAATTCTTTCAAATACTCGGATTAAACGAATATCTCAAATATTTTCCTTTATTAAAAAGTAGAGAAAAACTTTATATTCAAGACCAAATATGGAAAAAAATATGTATTGATTTGAATTATGAAATTATACCATCACTTTAATAATATAAATCTTAATATGAAATATGTGTATTTTATCGATTACTCGCTCTACTTATGCGTTATTTCAATTGGATAAGAAAAGATTATTTGGAATAGCAAAACAAATCTATATCTATTTTCTAAACTTTTTGGTTTATCTAGAATCCCTTAAGAGACCGCTCTATAACTGCTTATAATTTACACCAAAAATCTTAAAAATCCTATTTTGAAATTTGAGTACATAACTTTTTATTTTCTAATATTTCAAAAGTTTTCTAGAAATTTTTAAATAAATTAAGTTATGTACTCAAATTCTAAAATCAAAAATTAAAGATTATTTGTTTTTTTTTATAATTCCTTACGAAGGCGCTCGTCCACAATACAACCCTTTATAATCCTGAGCAAAAATAATAATCCTATATACCCTACGGTATATTACCATAAATAAATTTTATCACAGATAAAAAATGATATATTTTCACTTATAAAAAATTAAAATATGCCTGCAAAGTATATAACATACGAAGAACTCTTTATAATTAATAAAGCAATTCTCTTATCATATGTTATATTATATTCATTATGTATAATAATATTTTATATTCCAATGGAAATTACTTTGTAATAATTCAATAAAAAAGAAATTATATAACTTATAACAACATAAAATCATTAGAATTATTTAATCCTATTTTGTTACCATTTTGATAAATAGAAAACCTATTTGATAATAAATCTAATAGATATAATATTAGAACTATTAATATAGTTAGAGTTAGTAATTTTGCGACATCAAAACGATTATTTTGTATTAATAATGCTATAAAAGCAATTATAAGACCTTGTATAAAATATTTTATAAAACTATATAATAATATGTTAGAATCATCGTATTTTTTAACTGACATTTATTATTATAAAATATTTTAAAATAAATATATATAAGATTTTAAATATATATTTATAATATAAGGTAAGAATATAACAATGTCGGCAGTAGATAATACGTTGGTATCTACAAAAGAAGTTGATTATTTGGATGAAGATAAACCTATTAGAGGTCAAAATTTTGTTCTGCTATCTTTTATTAGCCCTGAGGATGTTATCGTAAACAAGGAAGCCTATATTTTTAATAAATTTATACACAAATTTTCCGATGATATGAAAAAACTCCTCGATGGTATCAAAGAGAAAAATCCTGAACAAAAAGATATGATAAATACAATTGTTGAAAATCATTCATATATATTTGAACCAAAAGAGATGAATGAACAATATGCTTTTTATAAATCTGTAAATAATGATGAATTGGAATCAAATTATCACAAAGATAACAATTTTATAACATCTATGCGTGGAATTAAAGTACGTGGAACTTTTGATACTATCGAGGAAGCAAAAACGCGTAGTGAATTTTTGAAAAAAATAGATAATAAGTTTAATATTTATATTGCACAAGTTGGATGTTGGTGTCCTTGGTCGCCTAATCCAGAATGTCTTGATAATCAAGAATATTCTGAAACGCAACTGAATACGCTAATGAAAGAATATAAGAACAATATGGATAATCGCGATATTGTTTTTGAGAATAGAAAGCAAACATTTGCTTCAAACGCAGCACCTGTTGGTGATAACGTTGGTGATAACGTCGGTGATAACGTCGAGGCAAGTAATGAGAATGATGATATTGTAAAATTGGAGGAAGTTAAAGAGGAACTTGAGAAGGTTGATGTATGGAGTGAAAGAAATACATAAAAATAAACTATATTATAATATTAAGAAATGAAAGCAATTGCAATATTTTTACTTTTTATAGGTACTATATTAATAGTTCAAGGATATTACAGTAAGAAAAATACTTGTGATAAGGAAAAAATAATTGTTAAATATATACCAAGAAGTACATACGAAGAACAAATGAAACCAGATGAGAGTCTTCAAACGTTTTACAAGGGAATGTTTGAAGATATTATATTACCTTAATTATTTTTATCCTCAATATAATTAAATGGATATATTAAGAAATATTGAAAAAAAAATATTAAATATTGCTAATAATAATACAAATGATGTTAATAGTTTAAAAAAAGATATTAAAGAATATCTTGATAATTTTGATAAACAACAAGATATAAATAATCAAAAGAAGAATAAATATGAAGAACTATATGAAAATAAAAGAATGTTAGCACATATAAGTTACGAAAACTACTTATCTATAAAAGAAGATTTAATGAAAGAAATTAAAAAAGATAAAACTAAAGGGGCTATACGCAAATATCTAGAATATAAATATGAAGCATCTGATATTCCAGAAATTTATACATATCAAAAAATATCTCTTAAAAATGATATTGTCGATAAAATTGTAAAACCAACGCCTCCGAAAGAACCTAAAAAACTACCTAAACTTCAAAAAGATACTAAAGCATGTAAAGACGATGAAGAAATTAATCCTAAAACAGGAAAATGTGTTAAAAAATGTAAAGAAGATGAAATAAGAAATTTAGAAACAGGAAGATGTAATAAAATTAAACCACCTAAAGCACTTAAACCACCTAAAGCACTTAAACCACCTAAAGCACTTAAAACACCTAAAATACCTACTATTAAGAAGTAATATACAATGCATCACCCCATCCTTTATCTGTCATAATTGTTATAATACGCCTAAAATTATAGCCTCCTAAAAATTCATCTAATTCTTTTATGCTAGCACAATTTTTATATAATTCTATTTCGTGTATTTTACAATATATTATATTTACATATTTCAAATAATTTATAGCACCTTTTAGCGCTAATAGTTCAGCACCTTGAATAGCAATATTTAAGAAATTATATTCTTCCCTATTTATATTATGTAAATGTAAAAAAGTATCAATAGTAATACTTTTAGATTTTATTTCATTTATATATGATATCTTCGGATAAACTTCTTTATGAATATACATATCTAAAATAGACGAAGATGATGTATCATTTGCTCTATATAATATTATATCACAATCATCCTTATCTAATATTATATAATTATATATTTTGTTATCTTTTGACAAAGAAACTAAATCGCTATTTCCTTCTATCCATATTATATCATTATGAGATAATCCTAGTTTAATATATATTGGCAATTCTTCGCATTTATGAGCACCTATATGAATACACTTCCTTATTTTTATATTATTAGTTGTAAGCAATTCAATTAAATAATTAGGATTTAGCAACATTATAATATATATAATATAATTATGTTGCGTAATTATATTCAATATCTAAATATAATATAATATTAGATTATTACGGTATAATGACTAATAGTAGCGAACATAATGATATAAATGATCCTATCGTACAAGATGTTCTAAATGAGTTCAGAGATGAAATATTAATATCTAAAAATAATAAAGAAATGAATGTAAATTTACAACCACCTATAATACATGAGATGCCAAGTATAGGAATACCTAATTCACCCAATAACCCATCATATTCTAATCAATCTAATCAATCTCATCAATCTAATCAATCTCATCAATCTCATCAACAAACTTATAATCAATCTCCGAATCAATATTATCCTTCTCAGTCACAATCGTCATATCCACCAAATCCGTCGCAAAATCCATATTCACAACATTTTAATCAACATAATAAAAACGATTATATGTTATATATAGATGTCGAATTGATTAAAAAGAATCTAATAATAGTCATTATAGTATTCTTAATTTATTTTAGTGGAATAATAAATAATATATATGATAAAATACCCGAATATTTACAAGAAAATATTTTACCACTTGATATATATATAAAAACATTATCATTATATATGATACTATATATCATATCATACATAGGATATATATAATTTAATAATTATATGAATTTTGAACATTTTGAACGTTTGATGCTCCTTTTGACGGAGAAACTACAAAATATTTGTACGTAAAATAAACACCTATGAAAAAAGTCAAAAAGATAGAAAATATGGTAGTTCCAAATATTATACTATAACTTGTAGAATCATATATTTGTTTATTCATAACAACTATTGAAATTATCATTACATTATATATAATTATTATTAAAGAATAAATTGCTATAAATATATTAGTATTTGTATTATATCCCCATAGTAATGATAATATAGTTATAATACTAGCAATCGAATAACCAAATATTATAAACACATTTTTTACAATATCATCGTTTTCACTTTGTGAAACAAATGCTTCTTTCATTTTTATTTATATCTAATAATTATTAAGATTATTTATTACAATTTTTATAAAATTTTTTAACATCTATATTAGTTCTAAAAGAATCTTTATCAATATCAATAATTTTAATAGAACTCAATTTTTTAGCACGCGACAATGCGGTATATGATTGACCGCAAGTAAATATATTAGAACCCAAATCTAATTCTAATGCGTCTATCGTCATACCTTGAGATTTATGTATTGAAAGGGCGTAGCATATTCTAATAGGCATATGTATTATATAAGAACTTTTAGAAGATATAACATTATTAAATGTATCAGTAAAATATTTGATTTTATGAATATTTCCCTTAACATCATTAATAATAACAAAATCTTCTCCAAGATGTTTAATAATACCTCGTGTCCCATTAACAAGAGAATCTTCAACATTTATATTTCTAATTACAATAATCTGTGCATTTAATGTTAATTCTATTGTGAATTTTTCACCTTCTTTCTCTTTATCACAACTCGTTACGGCTCTATAAGTTTTAGAGATATTTCCCTCTGCTTTCAATTTTTCTATTTCAATATTATTTATTTTATCAACATTGACATTTATTGGATATAATTTTGTTGGAATAATACCATTCTCAAACTTAGTATCTTTCAATTTATTTAAGACCTTAATAATATTATCCGTACATTTACCTTTTCTAAGAATTTTTAACATTTGTTGAAATAGTAAATCTTCATTATGTCTTATTAATTTTTCCAATAATACTATTTTAATATTCATCTTATTCCATATATCAGCCAAGAAGCAATATTTACCCTTTACAGGTGCAAGTTGACAAAAGTCTCCTACTAGAATTAACTGAATATTACCAAAAAATTTATCATTGGACTTTATAATACTTAATATAATAGATATCTTTTCAAACAATTCTTTATCAATCATCGAAATCTCATCAATAATTAATACATCCAAATTTAATATACTCTCATATTTTTTCTTATTCTTCAATATATTATTCAATATTTCTTTTACACTACCAGTTCCTAATCCAAGTCCTAAAAATGAATGTAATGTTTGTCCTCCAATAATAACAGCAGCCGTTCCTGTAGAAGCCGTAATAGCATATTTCTTATT